TAAGAAGTGGTGGGACAACTTACTATAAATTATGAAAGAACCAACATACGAAGAAGTAATGAACGCAGTAGCCGACTTGCCATTCCCTTGTTATCAAGGAAAGGATAAGGACGGAGTAATTGAAATACATATACCAATAAAAGAAGATGAATCCAAATAAAGAAACAAACGATCAGTACCACTCTGTAATCAGAGACAGTAAAGGCAAAGAGAGAGCAGTAATCTTTCAAGACAAATTTACTGACGAAATATTACGAGTAGCAGTCTTACCAAACTAACCAAAGAATAAATTATGACAGACTTAACTGAATACATAGACCGACTTTGTGAAGACGAGTACGGTCACACAAACTGGGCGTTCGTTGACTGCTTAACAGAAGATGAACTCAAAGACCCTAACATAGCTGAGAACGATGGAAAGATCGTTTTCTACAAAACGGATATAAATGAATAAATATGAAATACAAAAATGGAAAAATAAAATACTCTAAAAAAGAAATGAATGAAATCATTTCTAGATATAAACATATATTAAAATAAATATGAAAGACTATCACGCCGAAATATCACTTACCTTTTCCGAAGTCGGAGAAGCCGAGAATGAAGAGAAAGCAATTCAGAAAATCAAAGAACATTTTTTCAATGACTACGGATTGTATTTAACTGACGAAGAAATAAAAATAGAATTACACAACCAAGAATAAACTATGAGTCTAGAACAAGCACAGAAAGCTGGTGTCTCAGAGCGAGAGTACCACGAGATTATGACAGAGATGTACAACGAGTTAGACCATCGCCGAATGATGGAAGAACTCGCCAATGAGTACGAGCGTAGGACAAGAGTGAAACCTATTGTCATTCACTACCACGAGGACGGAGAGATCACAAGATACAACGAAGATACTATTGATATATAATGATTACATTCATCAAATACTTCTTGTTGTATAGCTTCGCCTTTTATCTACTCCTATGTTTTATATCACTTGGGATATGATCACATCTAGATCAGTAGATACACCTATCCTTAAAAGAGAAGGCATTCGAGGAGCAATCCATCGAGACAAGTCCAGCTACTTCGCCACAACTCGCACGCCGACATTTCAAGGCACCTTCGGCTTTGCTGGATTGCACTTTCTCTTCGAGAGGACTTTACACTTTCAATTATACCAAAGTATAAATTATATGTCAAGCACAAAATACTTTGACAGACCTTAACTAATTAACTATCAACGAAATAAATTATGACAAAAGAAGAAATCAAAACATTCAGAAAGTGGGTCAACCTCTGTTTATCTCAGAGGCATTACTACCACAACTTCCACGAAGCTTTCGAGGATTACCTTGAAAGAGACGAAGAAAAGAAAACCAAGATTCAGTTAATCCTAGAGTGCGTAATGATTAGATGTACTCAAGCTGAGTCTTTACTAGAACAAATGACAACAGATGTCAGAATGATCTTGCCGAAACTGGAACACAGATGTAAGCATTTTAAACAAGACTTCGGAGACATTGGCGAGTCCAATATCAAGAGCTTACTTTATGATGAGTACGATGATAGCAGTGACTACGATGCAGATGTCGAAGCAGAGCGAACATACTTTAATACCGAAAGATAAAAATTATGAACATACCAAAACCAATAGAAACACTAAACAAATACGCCGACTATCTAGCAGATGGCGGAACCAGAGAACACTCTGATGGAGAACCAGTAATGTCAGACGGAGAGCTTCTTGATCTCGTCATTGATGTAACCAATCAAGAGCCATCCGATGAGGGCTTGCCGACAGACAGAGATATTTTGATGTCAATTAACAACGCACTATACTACCACTTTGATGAGGAATAAATTATGATTACCCTTAATCACTTCATACTAGCACTAGCGATAGTCGAGAGTTCCTTAAATCCCCTAGCAATAGGGGACGATGGGAATGCAGTCGGCTACTTACAGATAACACCAGCAGTAATTAAAGATGTTAATTACTTTTACGATCGTGATTATACACTCGATGATCGCTTTGATAAAAAGAAATCAGTAAACATATGTGCATTATACCTCAAGCACTGGGGTGAACACTACGAGAAACAAACTGGAAGCAAACCCACCGCCGAAATCTATGCCAAGATATGGAACGGAGGAGCATTAGCTTGGAAGAAGACAGACCCAAGGGTTGTAAATAACCTTGACAACTACTGGGAGAAAGTTCAATTCTTACTTGGAAACATAAAAAACTATGAGTTACTTAAATAAACAAAATGTAAAAATAAGGGCATTAGAAGTTGCCCAACACTACGCACCACATAAAGTGCGTTTTTCACCACGATTCACGCAAGACTTAGAGCAAGTCGTAGATGCTGTAATCGTATCAATGGTCAAAGGTCAGCAAGAAGACCAGCGACAAGGACTGTTTGAATGCGAATGGTCGCAGTCTGTAATTAAACAAGCACAAGAAGTCCACGGAATTTATAACGATGAGTAATACAGTTACATTCTACACTTACCCAGAAGGTATCGCCGATACTATGGGTCAAGATGAAATCGTCCTAGTCCGTAACAGTCTAGGATCGCTCGACAACAAGTTTGTTGGAGACTTAGTCCAAGGAGATTACTACTGCGAAAGAATCCCAAGTCCACTTCCGCCGAGGTCAGCTGATGACATCTTGGAATATATGGCTAAGAACGGAATCAATATGAACTACATCAAGGACGAAGAAACGCACGAGACTGTACTCATTGAAGCAATGAAGGGCAACCTTGTTCTTTGTCAGATGACATACTACGATGCGAGAACTGCGATCCGAGATGTTATTGAACCCATTATGGATATGGAGGAGCTATGATAGAAATAGAAGATCATAGCGAAAAAATTAGCACAAGATTGCTTGACAGATTTGAAGAAATCTATCAGAAAGTACAAGAGAATAAACCAGAAAGCATAGAAGCAGAAAGGAAAAAGATTATAAAAGAAGGCAAGGAGTCAGTATACAAGTGCAAACTTATGGGTTTGATTTCTTCGCCGACTGACGCTAATCTATTTAAAAATGGGTAAAGGTATGGAACCAAAGAAGGGCTACAATCAGAAAGCCTACGATGAAAACTACAATCAGATCGATTGGAGTAAAACTAGAAAGAAGTCCACTAAGAAAAAGTAATGGCTCACTTCTACTCTTCATCGAACAAACCAGTGTTCTTAGCTGATGTAACTACACCAGCTCAAGCTCGCAAAAAGGGCAAGTCATATCCTTCCGTTACTACTGTACTCGGAATCGTTAAAGACGATTTCTTGGATAGTATTTATACTCCACGCAAGCTAGTAGAACTAGCAAGGGAACACCAAGATGTACATTACTCCATTCTAAAGGAATGGGTGTACGGATTTCGGGAGCATCCTTTTACTGGAGAACTGATACCATCATCTGAGTTCGGGACTGCAATCCACAAACGCATAGAGGAATGGTTACTGGACGGAGAGGGAGAAGCAACTGCTTACGATGATTGGGCGAAACCTTTCATTGACTGGGTGAATGAGAACAATGTAGAAGTCGTTGACTGCGAGTACGTTGTGTCAGATCGCCGATTCAAGATCGCCGGAAGTATTGACTTCATTGGGGTCAAGGACGGTAAGGTTTTTATGGCGGACTACAAGTGCCGAAGCTGTGATGGCAAAGGAAAATTTTATGGGAAGGACTGTAAACAACTAGCAATAGAGAGCGTAATGCTCGCTAAGAAGTTGAAGTTAGATTACTACCCCGAAATCAGATCAGTATGCATCTGTACTAACACTGCCAACCATTATCATAAGGTCTGGACTCAACCAGAGTTCGACCACTATTTAGAATGTGCTAAGCTCGCCGCTAAGGTGTACTGGCAAGAACGTATGATTAAAATAAAAAAATAATATGGAGAATCCAAACTTAGAATACTACGAAGAACTAATTCACGCCGATGACGCTATACAATTTGAGGGACTCGATTACGCTATCGTTGGCACCAGTCACAACGGTTATTACGTATACGACTACGACCGAATGATTGAGTGCTTTATGACAGATAGCGAGATGACAGAAGAGGAAGCAATCGAATGGATTGATTACAATGTAATCGGGGTAAACGCCGGTCAAGGATTCATAGTACTTTACAGCAATGAACAAATATGAGATAGTTTACGGTCACACCGATATGAACCCAGACTACAAGGGAGTCAGCCACAAGTGGGCAAGGGACGAAAAGACCGCAAGGAATTTTTTTAAAAAGAAACAGAACGTAAAGATTATATCCGTACAACAAATAAAAGATGAATGAAACGAAAACTAAAATATGCGTTGACTGCTCAGAGGATCTACCAATAGATAAATTTTACTCCAATGGTCGAACCACTAAAGGAGAAAAAAAGTACAAGCCTACTTGTAGGAAGTGCGAAAACAAAGCACAAGCGATCAGATACAGAAAGATTATTGAAGATCATTTCGGCGGATGGAAGTGCAACAGATGTGGATTCGAGGGTGAATCCAGACAGTTCGATTGCCACCACATTGATCCAAGTACAAAGAGAGATACAATATCCAATCTTCGTACTGCATTTAATTTATTAAGAGAAGAACTGCACAAGTGTGAATTACTTTGTGCTAACTGTCATAGACTTACAGACGATTACTAATGAAGTACTTACCCCAGAATAAACTCGCAGATTGGAGAAAAGAAAACGAACCAAAGTTCTGTCCTTTACTTTATTACAAGACTAAGAACTGGGTCGTGGATCACTGCCATAATAACGGTATGGTTCGTGGCGTTGTGTCCTCCGAGGGTAATGCCTTCCTTGGTAGAATAGAGAACGCACACAAGCGTTTATCAAAGGATGCAAAGAACTGTTCGCTTCCGTTTGTACTGAGATGTATGGCTAATTATCTCGAACAAGAAGCAACCGACATTTTACATCCGGAGGGATTCAGACAACTTTACAAAAGATTTTCTAAGTTAAAAAAGGATTTTCAACTTGACATCCTTCTAAAACTTGGCATAAATAGACAGCGAATCCTAGAGTGTAACAACTCAAAAGATCGCACTAACCTATACAAAGAATACATAAAGCAATGAGTGAACCAAAAATATTACAGTCAATCCAAGCGGAACTAAAAGCTCCCAAGGGTCAGACAAATAAGTTCGGCGGTTATCGTTACAGATCAGCCGAAGACATCTTAGAGGCAGTAAAGCCTTTATTGAATAAGTACAATGCGTACTTAACAGTTAGCGACGACATCGTTGAAGTCGGTGGCAGAGTCTACGTAAAGGCTACTGCTACTTTACACGAATCCCACAAGGGAGAGATCGAATCCACTACAGCTTTTGCTCGTGAAGCAGAGACAAAGAAAGGTATGGACGAAGCACAGATCACTGGATCAGCCAGTTCTTACGCTCGTAAGTACGCACTGAACGGTCTGTTCGCTATTGACGATACTAAAGACCCAGATGCTACCAATGACCACGGTAAATCACAACCTAAACCTAAGGGCAAGCCAGCAGTAAAAAAGACTGATGCCTTTGATGACATCCTTTAACCAATAAAATTATGACTGATTACGATAACAATAACAGAGGTGCTCTGTTCAAAAATGAAAAGGAAAACGAACGTCAACCAGACTTTCGTGGTCCTATTAACGTAGATGGTAAAGACTACCAACTATCCGCTTGGGTACGAACCAGTGACAAAGCCGGTAAGTACTTCTCAATCGCAGTGTCCGAGAACAAACCTCGTTCAGAAGCGAAAGCAACTGCAAGTACTAGCTCAGAAGACATTCCGTTCTAATGAGTTCTGTTCTTCCAGACAGTGGAGCAAGGACCGCCTTCGATACGGGGGCGGTTCGTGACTCTATGCAAGGCAAGGGTCTACCGAGTATGATCCCTACTTGTGCAATAATGGCTATGGCAAAACGCTTTGAGGACGGTGCCACCAAGTACGGTCCAGATAACTGGAGGAAAGGTATTCCTACCTCTAGATATTGCGATGCGGCGTACCGACATCTAATGCAGTGCAGAGACGGAGACGAGTCCGAAGATCACTTCGGGGCAGTACTCTGGAACATAGCGTGCTGGATGTGGACACTTAAAGCCATTGAGGATAACAAGTTACCACAAGAACTTGACGATATTTATCGATAGGATTAGACCTCTATGATAGTATAGAACTCTATGACTCTTAAACTAATCGAACAAATGTCGGACGCAGTGGACTTAGCAAACCACTTGTATAACACCGCTAATGATAGCGAAAATAATAATGAAAAAAGAAACAATTTGAGGTACTTAGGACAGTGCCTCAAGTCAATGAAAGAACACATAGATGATAGCCGAGAACGATTTAAAGATACCAAAGAATGTAGATGCTGAAGAGCAAGTACTTGCTTACTGTCTTGCGGACGGAAGCACTGACTTCTATGACAGTATCGCACACAAAATAACTGAAGAAGACTTCTACCTTTACAGCCATAAATTAATTTTCAGAAGTGTCAGTTCTCTCGCCCAAAGGGGCGAACCTCTTACAGAAATATCATTGGTGGAGGATCTAAAACGATCCTCTGCCCTTGATGAGGTAGGGGTAGATCGCATAGCGAGCCTACTTGGAGTAATAACAACTCAGTTGCACGCACATTCTAGTGCCAACATTGTAAAAGAAAAGTCCGAACTACGACAAATGATCCGTACCTTTAGGCAAGCCCTAGAGAAAGCAGAAGAAGAAACTGAAACGCCGGAGTCCATCCGAGCAGATGTCGAGGGCGGTTTGACTAAATTTGATAGCGGATCATCACTTCAGATGTCCATCAAGGACAGCGTAGATTTACTCTCAGAGGAGTTTGAACAGCAACTCAAGGGGGAGTATACGGAGGACGTGATAAAGACCCATATAGAGCAATTTGACAGCGTTCTGGGGTCTTCTGGTATAGGAGCTGGGGAGGTTGTAGTTATCTCAGCACCGACCAGTTGCGGTAAATCCCAGTTGGCTCTAAACATTGTAGCCAAAACAGCCATCAAGGACGGTACTCCTTGTGGTATATTCAGTTTCGAGATGCCACAAAAGCAAGTGGTGAAAAGACTTTTAACGATCAAGTCCCAAGCGAACTTGAGACAGATCAAGGATAGGGTAATAACAGAAGATAGGATGCATAAGGTCCGAGAGGGGTGTGACCTTATGAAAACTCTTCCTATCTATACGGTTCATAGTATTAAAAGCGTGAACGAGCTATGCTCCTACGCTCGTACTATGGTTCGTAGGCACAAGGTTAAGTTGTTGGTAATTGATTACCTTCAACTTATTCCTTGGTCTAATAAAACTATGTCAAAGAATGACGCAGTTGCAGATATTTCACACACGATCAAACAGTTAGCACTTGAACTCAACGTAGGCATCTTACTACTTTCTCAAGTAAACAGAGAAGGAGCCAAGCGAGAAGGAGGTCTGGCGATTTATGACCTCAAGGACTCCGGAGATATTGAGAACGATGCTGATGCAATCATCCTTATGTGGGCTGAAGAAGGTGATATTCAGATGTCAAAAAGCCTTGACAGAAACGGAACATACGTTAGGATGATTTACAACATAGCAAAGAATCGAGAAGGAGAAAGAGACGTGCAAGGTAAACTAAAGTTCTACGCAGACAAAGGCGTGTTTATATAATTTGATATAGGTAGTCCAGCTATTAAGACGCTGGTGGGTTTTCTTTCATTCACCCTTCATAACCGCCTATATCACCACTTTTATGAAAGTTAAAGAACGAGCAGTCGCAAGAGGACTAGAAAAACTCTACCCCCAACTGGGACCTTTGGTTGAGCCAGAGGATCAGTTCAGCCCATTCGACTTTGAATGCGATAAGTACACAATAGAAGTTAAGTGCAGATCAAAAGTTTGGGATCCGTGGTTCATTGAAAAAATTAAGTACGATGCCAATATGGAAATAGCTAAGTCCAAAAATAAGGACTTCATATTCTTGACAGAAGTAGATAAAACTGTTTATCTTTACAACATCAGCAAACTAACAAACCTAGGGAGAAAATTTGAATGGACTACGAAACTATTACCGAACTCAACAGAGTTCACAAACACGGACAAGATAGAGAAACTTGTAAACTTCCTCTACGTAAGAGAAGCTTTATTAATACACCTATGAAAAGAATAAAAATATTCACAGTCGAGGAACACTACTTAATTCCTTCCTTTTTCTTTGAAACATTCAAGGACTCAACATCTCGTACAACTTGGATCTCACTAGGATTCTGGAACAAAACAATTAGTATTTATTTCACAAATGAAACAAGATAACATAGAACGGTTACAAACTAGGATTGATATGATCCGTATGGAGTCACGTCAAATCTCTTATAGAATAGAAGCTCTTGAGGAACGCCGGAAAGAACTTCAAGAACAAAAGAA